CAGCTTGCAATGATACATTTTCAAAAAGCTTTTCTCTACGTCTATTAGTCGCTTCTTGAATTATGTTGTTATTTTTAGTTATAGCATTTTGTATTTCTTCTGCAGCTTTATTTTTAACTTCTTCGCTAGAGTTAGGATTTTTAAATATAGACTTGTTTTCGTTTATTATATCAGAATTTTGAGCATAAGTTTTAAGCTCTTTATTATTTAACGTGTTAAATGTTTTGTATAAACTTTTTTTATTAGCAACTTGAGCGTCGTTGAGCTCTTTTATTTCTTGCTCAATGTCGGCTTTATCTGACTCTTTAGCAGATTCTAACTCAATTTTTTTAGCTTGTATAGATTTAGCTATATTAAATTGA